GCTCCTCTCCGCCATGGACAGCTGCTGCGGGCAGTGTTGGCAGGAACGGAATCAAGAACCGGCCAGACCACATCATTTTTTACAACCCAAACCTTGGGCCAGCGCCACAGCGGGTGCCCCCTGTGCCAATACCTGCCTCGCTATATGAGCTGGTGAACACACTGAAGACAAATATGTACGACGTGTCTGGTGTTCATGAAGTGTCACAGGGAAGGAATCCATCGGGCGTTGTTTCTGGTCGAGCTATTGGTATGCTTGCCGATCAAGATGCAGTCAAACTGTCTGGCGCGGCACGCTCTCTTGAGGATGCGTTCTCTGATCTTGGAACCAACCTGCTTGAGATGTGGCGAGAAAACATGAATGTTGAGCAGACCATTAGCGTCCTTGGTGAAATGAAAAGACCAGAGGTTATGCTGTTTCAACGTGAGTTTATTGATAGCACGGACGTGGAGGTTGCAGCGGGTTCAATGCTGCCTAAGTTTGAGTCGTATGAAAAAGAGTTGAGCCTTCAGCTGCTGCAGATTGGAGGGTTTGGTCCCGCCGAAGACCCAGAAACGCTCGTTCGTTTCCGTAAGGCGTTTGGTACTCAGGGTCTTGATCAGTTCTACGATGACGACACGAGCGACAGAAACTATCAGCGTCAAGAAAACGTAGATATGGAAGACGAATCAAACCACATGAAAATAAAGGTGCGGTGGTGGGAGAACCATCAGGTTCACATATCAGAGCTACTGACCAGAATGAAAGAGCCTTCGTTTCGAGACCTCTCGCCGGAAGTGCAGGAGTTCTACGATAAACACTTGGCAGAGCACTACAGGCAACTGCAAATGCAAATGCAAGGACTGCCATCTTGGGTTCAGGCATACGGCCAAGACCCGCAAGCTGCCATGCAACAGCAGATGCCAGCTCCTCCAGAGGGTGACCTTGGTGGTGCAGCACCAGAAGAATTAGTGCAACCGTTGCCGCCAGAAATGCCAACAGGTGAAAAGTTTCCAGAGGATGATCAGCCGCCGGGAATGGTTGGCGGCGGTTCGCCAGAATTAAACCAAGCAGTTGGACCAAGAGGTCCTGGCTTTAACCCAGAAGAAGAAAGAGGAATGTTCTAAATGAGTGACACGGCCCCAGAAGCAACAACAGAGTCTGCCCCTTCATCCGATCCATTCGCTAGCTTGGATGCAGATGTAGCAGAAATAAAAAGAAACGCAGAGTCAGGAGAGCAGCAGCCCAGGAATGAGCAAGGGCAGTTTGCTTCAGAAGAACAGGCGCCTGCAGAAAGCCAACCAGATACTACTAACTGGCAGTCAGAGCATAGCGCTCTAAAGCAGAAGATGGACCAGAGAGAAAAAGAGCTGCAGACTTTCTTTCAAACACACTTCAAAACCAATGAAGACTTTGAGGCTTTTCAAGCATGGTCTGAACAAAGAAGAAACCCAAGCCCTGAGCCTGAGCCTGGGCCTGAGGTTGAAAGCGGTTTTGGTTTAGATGATGACGATATTTTTTCTGACGTTGACAAGATAAAAGCATGGCAGAAAGAAGTTCAAAGAGAAATGGAATCGGTTAAGCAAGAGCGAGAGGCCAGAAGCCAGCAGACACTGGTCAGGGAAACAGAAGCTGAAGCTACCGAGCTAGCAAAGAAGTACCCCGCAGTCGCCAACCCAGAAGGGAAAGACATGATGCTCCGACTACTTCTTACAACGATGAATCAAGGCGGAACAATGGAAGACGCAGCTAAGATGGTGCAAAAGCTGGCGGGAAGCCCAGGCCAAGTAACCCAGCAGGCGGGCAAGCAGTCTCCAACCGTTATCCCCAGGGGTTTGCCGGGGGCTTCGGCCAAGAAACTGCAGGAGCCAGATGAGCGAGAGCGACGATGGTATACCGGTGATATCGATGCGTTCGATGCTATAAAAAGAGACACTCAAAAAGAATTCAACATGAGGAGCTAACATGAAAGGAAGCGATGACAAGAAGAAACAGAAGAAGGCAATCATGATCCTTCTTGCTGACAATGCAAAGAAAAAGAAAGGAAAAGAGAAGGGTGAAAAAGAAGATGAAGATGATGATGAAGAAGAAAAAGATGAGTATGAAGAAGGCTCTTGCCCTTAGCTCTTAATTATCTTTGCAGGCCTAACATCTGTTGATGTTATATAGTTACCAAGCCGAGAGCATGGCTTTCGCACGATCACGATTTTGATTTTTATGGAGATTTAGAATGCAAGATACTAGCAATTACGCCAATGCGATGAAGATTCGTTACGCAAAGGCGGTGTCAGAAACCATCAACCGAAAGGTTGTATTATATGATGAGCTGAGTAAGACCAGCGAATATTGGACAGGTAAGCACCACGAGCAACCAGTCTATCTTCGGAGCGCAAACGCAACGGGTGCGCGAAATGAAGGTGGTACTTTGCCCGATGCATCAAACGACGTTTACGAGTCAAGCATCATTAACAACAAGTTCAACTACGTTGTTATGACGGTGAGCAACATTGCCGAGGCAGCAACAGCAGACCAAGCAGGCGCTTGGGCATCTGTAAAAACAGAGCAACTCAAGAACCGAACCAAGGATCTGACAGACAGCTTGAACCGTCAGTTCCACGGTGATGGCTCTGGTGTTTTCTGTGAGGTTGCCAGTTTTGCCGGGGCAACAGTAACCATCAAGGGCTTTGATGACGGTACAGTGATCACAGACTCTGATACTCCACGGACCACTCGCCACTTGAAGGTGGGAATGAAGGTTGCCTGGGGTACCCCCGCGCACCTTATCGCTGGCGATGGCGCGGGCAATTCACTGGGTGTGGGTACGGTTTCTTCGGTAAGCAAGTCTGCTCCTTTTACCCAGTTTAATCTGACTGGCATTGTTGGTGCCGACCCAGATTTTGTAGCCGGTGCAGTTGTTGTTCTTGGTAAGGCTACAACTGCTGCAAACCAGTCACATAATAAAGAGTGCATGGGTATTGCTGGTATTGTTAGTAGCTCTGGCGCACTTCAGAATATTGACCCAGCGACTCACCCAGAGTGGGCGTCTACTGTCTTTGATAACCCAGCTGGCGCTGGCTCTGAGCGACCTCTCACTGAAGACTTGCTGAACCAAGCTATCGATGCTGTGGACGACTTGTCTACTGGCGAGTGTGACCTCATGGTTATGCACACTGCTACTCAGCGTGCGTACTTGAACATGCTAAAGTCGAAGGGCCAAGAGCGGTTCGCCCCAACAGAAATGAAGGGTGGATGGAAAGCGTTGACCTATCACCACGATGGTCGATTGATTCCTATTCTTTCAGACAAAGACTGTCGCCACCGTCAAATCTTCTGCTTGAGCAAAGCTGCTCTGAAGATTTACGAAACATCTCCATTCGCCTGGGATGAGTCGGGCGGCTCTACCTGGAAATGGCAGTCGGGTCTTGACTCTGTTACCGCTTTCGGTCGCACGTACTCAAACATGGGAACCTCAAACCGCGCTGGCCTTGCTCGTATTAACGACATTGCAGTTACCGGTCTGGTTGCTTAGGAGTAAGACATGCTAGGTATGGATTTTTCCAGACTTCGTGCGCTAGTCGAGTCAACCTACGGGTTGGGCCTCGGCAGCGGGCGGGTCTTTTTTGTCGGCTCATCGACAGACAGATGGTTTGTTGAAGAGCAAGTTAATAACAAGGTCGATGGTACCGTTCGCACAACAGTGGACAGTGCCCTCAATGCCTGTGAGGCTGGTCGCGGTGACGTTGTTGTGGTTCTTCCGGGCAGTCACACGCTTACTGGCTCGCCATCAATGCCGAACAGCACTCGACTTCTGGGTGTTCCAGGCATGCGTGAGGCAACCACAATTACCTCTAAATCGGGATCGAATGGGATGTCGTTGAGTGGTAATGACTGTCTTGTTCAAGGTCTTACTTTCAAGGTAAACAACGGCAAGCATGGCATTACCGTTACTGGCCTTCGCAACTCTGTGAAAGATTGCTCTTTCTTGGATGTCAGTGGTGCGCCTACGTCTTATCTGCAGGTAGATGGCCAAAGCGGAAGCAAGGGCGTTGGCACTCGCGTGTCTGATTGTTACTTCGGCTTGGATGCGGTTACCGCAATCCAGTTGTCGGCAGACGGTAACGATCAAATTGAAGATGTGATTATTGAAAATTGCATTATCAGTGCCGCAACCCAAGGTCTTATGTTTCCTGCTCACAATGCAACCGACATTATTGTTCGCGGGTGCTTGTTCAATGAAGCAACGGACCCGCTGCATTTGACCAACGGCAAAACGTATAACGGCAGCATTATTGTTGACTGTTCGTTTGCTCAGGCAACTGCATCCAAGGCAAATATTACAAACAACCCAGGGTCGTTTCCGGCGTCGCTGTTGTTTGTTTGCAATAAAACTGTTGCTGGCATCAGCACGGCACAGCCAAGCTAATGCCGATTACACCTGAGATGCTCCAGCGGTCGCGAGCAATGAAAGCAAGTGACCGCTGGACTTCTTACGTTCGTGAGCAGTACCCGCCTGCTTCGGATGCGCGTGTTGTTGTGGCATTTGACAGCGAGCTGGCACGGTGGATTTTATGTTACGACACTGAAGATGTTGTAGTTACCTCTGCCGGTCCAGCCCGTTGTCGATACCTCAAAGCATTCTATGTTTGGGCTGGACCCAACGATTCATACCTAGAGCCTGGGCCTGCTGTGATTCGATGGCTGCGAGATCATGATCTTTATTCTGAAGAAAGCGTTGGCGAATGGGAGGATGCTCACTTTGCGCCTGTTGCTGCAGAGAAAAAGCGCCGAGAAGCCAACGCATGGGACGATGTGAGATACGAAATGAAGCAACTCTACAATGCATCAGGCGGTGTCATTAAAGAGTTTGTTGGGGGTGTGCGTTGAACCTTGGTGAAATGAAAGTATTAGCCAGAGATCTTCTTGGTGAAAAAGGAGAGTACTGGCCTAGCGCACAGATGGACAGGATAGCAAACACCGCCAACAGAATGGTCTATCGTTCTGTAACCAACATTGACCCATCTTATTTTGGTGAGTCAAAGCGGATAACATATCCAGCAGATGCAACAGAGGTGTCTCTCGATAACGTAAGTTACCTTGGGACTAGCCCATATAAGGTTCTTGATGTTGCACACCTCGGCACAGATGCGGCGGTGTCTAGTTCAAACCAGCCGGTGTCGCTTGAATACATCCGACCTGACGAACAATACAACTCACCGTCCACTTTGCATGACCCTCACTTTCACCAGTATGGTTCTCGGTTTTATCTTCGTTGGACTCTTGAGGGAGACAACGATCTAAAGCTAATTAGCGTGCCCGCGAGTGAAGTCTATCTGTATGTTCGTTATGTCAGGCACCCAAGAACGTTGTCTGGTTCAACCGATGAGCTTCTTCACCCAGACAACGCAGTGGCTGCAACAACTTCATATGCAGAAGAGTTTCATGACTTGGTTTTAGTTACATTTACCAAGCTACTTACGATGAAAGAAAGACGGCAGGGCGGAGAGATTACTGAGCTGTATGTGTGGGTTCAGAATGAAGTGCGTCAAGCTGAGAACACCCGGTCTAATACTTCAAAGATGCTATATGAGTCACCTTACTAATGCCGCAACACTTTATAAAGGGACCGTTCAAGGGAATTGAAGAGCGCGAGTCGTTCCAGACAGAGCAGCACCTTGAGACAGCAATCAATGTTAACCTTAGCAGGGGTTATATTGAGCCTCGCCCAGCCAAGCACTGGCGGTGGCTAATAAAAACAGATGGCGTGTTTATGACGCCAACGGAATACATCAACCTATCATACGGCCAGCTACACCTGTCTGATAGAGAGGGTCAACAGAATCCTTATCTATTGATAGTTGGTCCGTCTAGTTTGGCGGGCGGAGTACCTACTGTTTACTGGGTTAACCTGAACACAAACGTTATAAATTCAGCAACAATGGACGCCTGCAAAACGGCAGACCAGAAGTTTACGTGTGGGTTTGTTGACACAATTCTTCCAGGCGCCAGGTTCGCAACCATAATAACAACACGAGATGCTGCTTATGTGTTTTCGCCAGGAAACGAAAACTCAGAATCCGCAACGCTTCGCCTTGTTAACATGACCAAATACAGCACAGAGGGTGGAGATGCTGGTCGGTACGACGACGACCTGTATTTTTATGGTGCAACGCCCCCCGTTGGGGACATTGTAGAAAACCATATGAACATGACATATTATGCGGGTTTTTCTGGCGAACGCATAATGAAGTTCAACGGGGACGTGCCTACCCGTCAGGACTTCCTGGATCAAAACATAGTTATCCCAGCGCAAAACGGAATCCTGCTAACCAAGTATATGTTCTGCTCTAGTGATCCGAACGACTCGTTGTCTATTAACGAGACACTTATGCAAACACTGTCCGGGCTGCACGAAATAACCGGGCTGCTTTCCTTTAAGGACTTTTTATATCTGTTCACTCGCGACTCCATATGGGCACACGTTTCAAAAAAGAGGATATGGAAAGTATCAACTGTTGGATGTACTGCGCCAAGGTCAATTATACAGGCCAGAGACAGGTTCTATTTTGTGAACAACGATGGCATCTGGGTGAGCAACGGAAGTGATGTCCAGAGGATATCAGATCCCATAGGGTCTTTGTTTTCTGATGCGCCAGAGGCGGACTATATTCCAGACATCCTTGCATACAACAACCATCAAACGTTTGTTGGCTACGGAATGCACAACCAGGGGGCTGCGACTTTCTGGGGGATGCCGTGGCGGATTGACAAGTCAAGGCTTCATAGCTGCACGGCAGTTCATTATCAAAAAGCCAATCAGATCTGGTTCAACGTGCCAATACGCGGGATCCAGGGTGTTCATGACGGGGAAGCCCGTGAGCCTTCGTTTATTCTTAGGCCAAATGCATTGACCATTGTCTATGACTACGAGTTGAATGCATTTACCTACTACATTGATGACAATTTGAAGACCTCTGCCTTTTGCACCGATGGCGTGTATTGGGACAAGGGCGACACAATGTTTGTTCTGTCTTCTTTTTCTGATGGCAGCGGTGGAGATCCGGTCGGTTGTCGTCTTGAAACGTTTGGTCACCCAGGGAAAGATAGCGTGACACTGGGTTACCACGTGAGCGCCCTAAGTGACATATACCCAAAGATCAGATCAACAGCATATGTGTGGAGTACGACAAAGCTGTTTAGAGATAATCAGCAATTTGCCGACATACGGCGACCTCGGCTGGACATGATGAGCTGGGGCAAGCGGCCAACCTATTTTCACACATTTCCAGGGATTGGCGCAGGCGGAGGCTCTAACAATGTAACCGTACCAGCAGGTCCTCAATGGTTTATGGAGACAGAGAATGCCCCGTTCGACACCCATGTTGAAAGGTTTGATTCTACCGGCACAGTGGTTACAGATTATCCCGAAAGGTACAGCACGGTTGGGTATCTTCAGACCCACCCCAAGTCTGGCGACCCAGAGCTAAGGCCAGACGGAACTTCTATAGCAACGCCTGACGAAGCAGAGGTGTCTGGTTTTTTCTGGAGTTCATCTGCTTCAACAATGGGGAAGTGGGCCAACAACAGGTCAGACTTGGGCACTGGCGGCGTAGACAAAGAGGATACGATGCAGTGGTGTGGTAACGAGTGGTGGTGGCAGCAGCTTTATTTGCCCTCTGGTGAAATAAACGGCAAATGGATTCGCCTGGGCGTTGCTCAGATCCCAGCGTTTGACGCACCCGGTGGAACCATATCAATGGACGACAGAAGAGAGTTCCCTCCGCCCGTTGGAATTGTTAGATCTATAGCCTTTGAAGTAGAGCCAATGGAGACAGAGAGATGAGGCGGCGATTTGACTACAACAACAGAGTCAAAAGCAGCGGCCTTGGTCAACCAGACAGCATACATCATTTGATAACAGCGGAAGATGCGCTTGAGAAAATAGACAACATTGGTGTAACAGTGGCGCCGGGCGAACCGCTAAGTGCAATCATTAGCTCACTAGGCCAACTTGGCGGTCGGATATTACTGACCGAGGGGACACACGCTGTTGTCTCTACCATAGAAATAACAACCCCGGTTCAAATCATTGGGCTAACCCCAGGGCGCACAAGAATAACCCGCCTTGTTGACTCAACAGACCCAATCATTCGAGTTTCTTCTGACAAGGTAAAGCTAGAGAACATTAGGTTTACAGACACACACCAGAACTCAAACCTAATTGAAGTTTATGGTGATGATTGTGACATCAATGATTGCGTCTTTGATTCATTCAAGACAGCAATACACCTGGGATTTAACACAGGGAGAACGCTTTCCCCGACAAGAACATCAATTACCAGATGTAGATTTGTTGAGGGCAAAACAACCGGGGTTGCGGGTGGAGATGGAAAAGATATATACTCCCCGGCAATATATTTAAATAGTACAACAGAGGCGATCGTCGCTGGCAATCAGCTTGGCGAATACGCCTCCCCTTCTAGTACAGACACAAACGTCATTGAAACCTCTGCAAGTACAACAAACTCCACCTTCACAATGAACGTGGCCCCAAGCTGGAATATAAGATATAAAGGGGGGAGTGGAAATGTAAACGCAGGTAATGTAGCAACGGTGGTAACCTTCTAATGGCAATCATAACCAAACCACATACGTTCACAGCAGGTCAGGCCGCAGTGGCCAGTGAAGTTAATAGTAACTTTGACACACTTTACTCTGCTGTTAACGGTGGCCTAGACACAACTAATATATCAACCAATAAGCATCTGATTACATGGACGTTGCAAGCGACACTAAGCTCGCCAGCCGCAACGGACTACTTCTGCATAAGAACCCCATCGGGGGTCGGAGCCATCACCCTGCTTGAGATGAGTATAATTGCTGGCGCACACACAGGTGGAGCAATGGCTGGTCAAGCGGCCCTCAACTTAAAAGAAATTACCAACCCGTCTGGACCTGTCCTCAGTGCCGCAATAAATACATCGGCAGCAACGGCTACGGCTGTATTGACTCCAGCATCTGTAACCTCTTTTACGGGCACGGTTGCGGCAAACAAAAACCTGCTCTTTGAGGTTGCAACAAACGCAGCCTGGACAGGTAGTAACGTAACACTTTGTCTAATTGGCAAGTCATTGATTCAATCGTAAGGAGAGGCTTATGTCACTTATTTACAAGGCAGAAGATCACAAAAAGTCCAACAAAACTGACACTTCTCAGTTTGGAAAATACCTCGGGAAGTTAGGCGCTATTGCAGGAGGGCTTCTCGGTAGCGTGGGTGGGCCTGCTGGAACAGTTATTGGGTCTGCAGCTGGTGGTGCTCTTGGGCTGTTTGGTGGCGAAAGCGGAAAGGATCAATACCTAAAGCAAATGACCGACAAAGAGCAGTGGATGCCGCTTACTTCTGCCTCAATGGGCGGCGGTGCATTCAATTGGACAAACCCCGCCGTAAACCCAATGTTAGAGCGCATGGGTTTTGGTGGAGAAGCCGGAAGGGCGCTCGAAGACGAGTATGAAAAAGAACAAAAGAGACAAGCAATAATGTCAATGCTGACAGCGGGGATTTAGTTATGGCTTTTAGGTTTCAACAACAAGACAACAGGAGCAAGGGCCAGCCGAGTAACGCTGGGCTTCCAAAGGGGGCGCCACCTGTTCCATCTGTCCCTGCCCCGGCATCGGTTTCTCGCGTTGAATCAACGCAACCACCAAGAGCAGGTGGATCGCCAGCATACCAACCACCACCACAGCAGCAGCAAACGCCGGTTCAGCAGGTTGCTCGTGCGCGAATGCAGCAGGCGCAAGCCAGCCCGGTATCAAGGCAACCGGCTCAGATTAGGCCAATGGCTGCAACATCTCCCCACCCGGTAGGGGCAATGAATCAAGCGATGGCAGCGCAGGCACTTTCAACTCCCGTTGCCGGGGTTGGCATGCAGTACAATCCAATGGCAGCGCAAGCCCCTATGTCACCTTACATGCTACAGGTTGAAGGGGCAGAAGAGCCGGTAGACGCCAGTGAAGTGCATACGCCCACCGAAGTCCCACACTATGACCCTGATGCTTCACAAGAGAAGTCCGATAAGCAGTTCACAGGTAAAAACCCAGTTTACCAAACAATGACTTCTGATGGGCTAACAACAGAAGCAGACCCTGAAGACATTGTGGGTCTTGTTGCTAAAAAGATGATGGAGGGCGCAGGCGTTTTATCAGATGAGGACATTGAGGACAGGGTTGAGAAGTTCAGAAAAGCCCAGTGGGATCAGGCCAGGCGAAGAATGTATGAAAGAAAAATAGAGCTGGCCCAAACTGGCATGATGGGGACCGGAGCGGGCCAAATGGCACTGGCGGCAATGGAAATGGAAGCGGCAAGAGACATTGGGAACGCAGAGGCAGACATGCGAGTTGACCTTATGAGGGCTAACATGCAAGCAGAAGCGCAGTACTTAAGTACTATTGGTGGATATGCAAACAACATGCGTGCCCAGAATCTTATGGAACAGCAGGCTGTTATTGATGCGGCAATGCAAGGGCCAGAGGCATTGAACGAGCTACTTGGTGCTAATGGCTTTACCCCGAAAGATTACGAAAAGCTAAGTCAGGAGCTGAGAGACTGCGGCAGCAATCTTGAATGTGTTCTCGAAAAGTTGATGTCTATAAAGCTAACCAAGGGCGACACCCTTGCATATGTAGAGCCTGGGAGCGACGCGCCACGGCTGGATGAAGAGGGGAAAATATTGCCACCTGAGAGGCACTGGGAGAGTTCCCTTTCTGGGTCGGGAGCCGACACAGGGTCGGGACTGCCCGGTTAAATGCAGAACTAACCCAAACTAACGCAGTATAGGGGGCTTTCATGGCCGTATTTGGAAACATTTTAGATCGAATAGCGAACAAGAAATCAAAGCTGCAGCAGTCCGAAACTGAAAAGCGACGAATTGATGAAATGGTGCGGGCAAATAAAGAAGAAGCAGCTCGCCGGGAAAGGGAGTCCTTCCTAAAGCCTGTAATGGAGCAGCGAGCTAGGGACGCTCAAACCTATAGCTTGCCTGGCGTAATGGGTCTGGCCAAGGGGGCCGAAGACGAGTTCCGTGCCAAGCGTCAGGAGGGTCGGGCCGTAGCCAAGGAGGACCGCGCAAAGACTAAGGAATTCCGCACGGAAGCTTCATTTATTAGAGCACAGCGGCTTGCAGACTCCACCGAAAACCTAAGCAGAATTAAACGAGCACAACTTGCTGGCATCCCTCTGGGTGATGTTGAGCTTGTGGGTGGCCCCAGTCCACAAGACAGAGCGAGACTAGCCGCACAGGCAAAGCAGCTTACCAGTCAACAAGTCCTTGATAACAAAATGAGAGCGGCTGAACTACAGCTTAGATTTCAATCAACAAACAGGGCCAAAAGACAAATAAGCGAGCAAGCGAAAGTTGATAAAAGCACAGAAAAAAGCTGGGCCGGTGACCCCAAAACAATAATTACCATTGATGGCTCAAGCTCTAAAACGGGCAAAAGGGGAAAGCGCCCTGGACCTAAGTACGATGATCTTTGGAAGTATGATACGCCAAAAGGAAAAAGGCTAAACACAGGTTATTTACAAAGCATTATTACCAGCGAGGGCGCCTATGCCACGCTAGAGGAGCGTCATAGGAATGTTACTAAGGCACAGGAAAAAATCTATGGACTAAGGATGTCTTTAAAAAAAGCGAAGTCCAAAGAGGAAAAGAAAGAGCTGTTGGTGCAAATCTCTAATGCCAACGGAGAACTTGCGGTAGCCCGCAATGCCAAAACGAGGTTTTTAAGTGTTTATATAACACGTGCAGGCAATAAAGCATTCTCCAGGGGAGAACTATCTCCACAGGAACTTGAACAACAGCACAAAGAAAACGCATCGGCCCTGAAAGGCATGAAGCTGACTAACCCAATTACATCAGACAAAATTACTGCACAACAGGCAAATTGGGCGCTTACAAAAGAAGCCAACATTATGGCAAAAAACTCCACTAGAGGGAAAGAAATTGCTAAGGAAAAAGCAAACAAGAAAAAAGAACAGTCTGCAGCTCTGAAAGCATTTAATACTTCTGAAGGCCTCAGGTTAGGGAATAAAATAATTAAACTGGATGCCGAGCTTAGAGAACTTTCTAGAAGATTTAAGCATAAACTAGTGCTCAAATTTGAAGGTAAGGGCGGGGCTTTTGTAAAATGAGTTTGGAGGATTTGGAAAAAGAGGAAGAGGCAGAAGAAAGGCGAATTCGTGCCGAGCAGGAGCGCCAGCTTCGTTCGCTCATCTCTTCTTTCAAAAGAGATCCATACAGTGACATTATGGCAGGGGCCAGCCGACTTGGTGACGACTCCACCACTGCGATTGAAGCGGGGAAAGATGGCCTTGCCGAGGACGCTCTTGCAGAAGGTTTTAAGATATCTCCAGTCGAACCCCCGCCCGGCCAGCCTGAAGCCCCGGAAAAGCCCACAGTTTTGGACGGTGGCTGGCTAACAGAGCAAGGGTTCTGGAAGCCAGAGAACGTTGATAAAGAAGAAGAGATTGCCAAAAAAAACTGGCAAGACAAAATCCCCACCGTCAAAAGAGTTGGCACTTTCCGTCGCTTTGGTCGGCGCACTAGAGAGGCAGACGTAACCTTTCCAGATAAAACCGTCAGAAGAATGCCCTATAAAGAGGCTTACAAGTTTATAAAACAGCCAGACGAGACTTGGGCCGACTATGCAGAACGGCGACAGGCTGAGTCTTCTGGACTAAAAAAAGCAGTGGCGTCATATTATGACAAAGACGCACGGGTAATTGATGCGGCAACAGACCCAGTAAAAACAACCAGGAAAACAGCTGCAGGCGTAGTCCAAGAAACAACACCCGGAACGCCCGGCATAGACGCAAGTGTCGATGTCCGTGAGCGCCACGGCTTGGTCAAGCAAGAGCCTTACAGCCTTGCCGGTCAGCTGGCAGAGTCCGAAAGTTTGATTGAAAAGGTTGGAGATGTTGCAGTTTTCGCGGCGTTGCCCTTTTATCAAGCAGGCCTTCGGTTGGCAAAGGACACAGCTGGGGCGTGGAAGGCCGTTGGCGTAAACCCAACCACAATCCAGCGGGTTGCACAACGCCAGCTAAACATGATTGCCAAGGCAGGCGGAACTGGGTTTAACCTCATCAACCTTATTTATGAAGCCCCTGACTTTTTACAAAGCATGCTTCCGACTCTTTCAGAAACCCCCGGAAGGCCGCAGTCATTGCAAGAAAGATTTGGCATAGACAAAGCAACCCTCGGGGACTACGTTGATTTCAGGATACCCACAGAAGAAGAGCTTCTGAAGCGCGCACAGTACGAACCAAACACAAGAACTGCATTTGGTGACGACCAGATAACAAAAAACGAATGGGGCAATCTTGCCGCCTACGCTGCAAACAGAGCGCACATTGTTGGTGACAGCAGTCGGGTGCTTGGTGGTGACTTATCAGAGCAAGCGCCTGTTGTGGAGCCTATTCACACCTCTTCTGATGTTACTGGGCTTCCGATGCCACAAAAGATGGCTCAAGTTACTTTTGCAAATGGCAAAGAAGAGGTCATGCCATTAGAGCAGGCCATGGATGTTTTGGCCGAGCACCGAAAGAAAAACCCCAAAGGGCATTGGGAAGAAGAAGAGTGGGATGAGTTTAGCGCAGATCGGTTTTGGGACAACACTCTCGCAGAAATGGAAGGGCTTGTAAGCATTATCCCTGCAGTTGTGTCTGGAGTAATGTGGGTAGGCTCTGGTCGTCGATTAGAGCAAGTCGCTGGAACTTCTTCCCACTACCTTGTTGGAGAAACTGCGGCATTCACGGGCGAACACTTGGCAATGCTTGCAAAGGGCGACATTGACAAGTTTGTTGAAACGGGCCTTATCTCGGCAATTGCAGACGTTGGTCTTCTTTGGGGTGGTGTTTCGACTGCTGCCACTGCCAGGGCAAGTCAATTATTAAGAAAAGCAGAGCACGCTTCTGGCGCAAGCAACTCAGCATCCAGGATACAGCAGGTTGCTAATAATATTATAATCAACGAAAACCAAGCTGCACAGACCGGGCGCCAAGGGCAAAGCGCAAGCCGAGCTTCAAAGTCTGCCAATGAGGCAAGTAGGATAAGGAATGAGGTTAGCGAGCTTGAGTCTAAGCTGGCAAAAGCCGAGGCCGAGCTAGAAAGAGCTGGAGAAATCAATAGGCGAGCATCATTTATTGTTGAGCCTTCGTTGTACGAATCAATGGGTGTGGTTGATGAAGCACAAATTGCAAGACTGCAAGAAGCTGTTGCTAACACAAAGGCCGAATTAGATTCATTGCGACGAAAGTCTGTTGCCGCCGATTTGCTTGCCCAAAAAGCCCAAGAGCAGTCTGCGCTGTTTACGGCTACAGATGAAATCGTTGGCTCTCAAGAGATGCGATTGGCAGGAAAAGGCGAGCGTGAAGGATCAAACCTGCCCAGCGAGCTTCAGGGTCTACATGGAACATATGATGACCTAACCAAAGAGTTAAGCGATGCCGTAGAGGCTGAAGGCAGATACCTTAACGAAGCAAGACAAACGCTAGACATTATAGAGGATGCGGCAAAAACAGAACGGGCTGCTGTGCCTGTTGCTGAAAGACAGTCTATTCATGACCATTTTGTGTCAAAAAATAAAACTAAGCCTGCAGACGCGAGTAAAGTCATTGAAGGCATGCGCTGGGAAGGCATGGCAGAGCTATTTAGCCCAAAGAAAATCAGAGATCCTGACATTGGCATTAAGCAAGCTCTTGAATCCATATCAAAAAGAAGGTCAGACGAGCTAGGGGAGTACACCACTGCGACTGGTGAGCTAAACGACAAAGCGATAGATCTTATTACTAAAGGAAAGCTTGAGTCCGTGCCTGTAGAGATTTTATACAGGTATCAAAGAAGGATTAGAAATAAATATCGATCACTAGATAATGGCGAGTTGGGCGCCAACTTAGAACTGAAGCTAGATGCTCGCCTAAAGGAACGACCAAAGACCCTGAAAGAAGAGGGCTTGATCGCAGGAGGAGACAATCTTCCTAGCCCGCTGAAAATGAAGGCTCAGGAAATAGCAAAAGAACGAAACCAGCTCCAGTCAAACCTGCGGCTTGCTGGCCATGAAAAAATAAAAAACATTGCAGAGAGATTAGCATCTGGCGAAATGCAGTATGTTGACCTTTTGGCAAAGGGCTGGACCCTTGATGACATTGCTGACTTAGATCGGTTGAGGGCTTTATCTGGACCCTATAGCCCGCTGATGCGAGGGCAAGCAGAAAAAATAAAAAGGGCAATTGATAGACTAGATAAAAAAGGAGAAGCGGCAGCGCAAGAGCTGATAAACATCGAATCCGCCAAACAGAAACAGGCCGGAAAAGCAGCAGTCCTAAAAGCAAAAGCTGCGGCCAACAACATCAAACAGCTTATGAAAGAGTCGATTGAGAATAGAATCAAAGACTCAATTAAGCGCAGCCCTGATGATGTGACCCCCCTCCCAATACTAGAAGACTTAAAGGGTGAACCGATCCCTGGCACCGTCCGCACTACAATTGAGTCAGCATCTGATGTAGAGGAAAAGCTAAGGGCCGGTCTTGCTAACACAGCAGATGAAATAACCAAAAGATTAGAGGCATTGAAGACCGAGCAGTCCGCCGTACAAGCCTCTGCCGTTAGAAGACTAAAAGTAAAAAGATCGACCAAACTTACCCCTGAGCAGAACAGGCTTCTTGATGCGGCGGTTCACTGGGAAGGCGTTGCCCAAGCCAGCAAACTTCTTCATTACGCCTTTGACCCAATTGGGTTCATTGGCGCAGGCAACAGAATGAAGAACTGGCTTATTGACAGGTACGGCACAACATATGAAGGCGCCTTGAGTACGGTAACAAAAGGCACGATTGAAGGCAGTAAACTACTCAGCAAACAAGCGGCACATGAGCTTTTACTTGCGTCAAGATATTGGCTTAGAAGTCCAACGAGAACAGACTCTGTACCGCTTGCTTTGTACAACGCCTTCGCTCGTGAAGCAGAAGGTGAAATCCACGAGGCGTCATTTAAAATAAGAACAGCCTTGAAGGAAATATCAGACAATGAAGTTGTTGTCGTAACCGGCGAGGGCGCAAAAAACCCTGAAAAATTTATTCAAGATTTGGCGAGCAAGTACAAAACCACAGCTAAGGCTATTGTTTCAAAAAACAAGCTGGGTGTTGATCCTGGCTTCAGTAAAAAAACACGCACTGCAGATGAAATGCACGAGCTGCTATCAGAGGTTGTCGAAAGTCCAAGTAGACTAATGGTTGCCATTAGCACACTTAGTGATGGAGACATGCATAAGCACTATTCCCTGCTTCAGGATATTGTTGAAAACATCGCCGACCAAGGGGATCTTGGCAAACGCCTTCGAGATCGAAAGAAGCGCATTGATGCCAAGCTGAGTGAAGAAATTGCAAACCCATCTAAAATACACTTACAAGAAAATCAGCGCATTTTAGTCAGGGATGTTGCAAACCCAGAGCGAAGAAATAAAAGGGTAACCACCGTATCGCAGGCATTGCATTATGAACATGCCGACCTTACTGAACACGTTACAAGAGAAATTGACGAAATTGGCGGGATAGAAAGAGTTCGGTTTGTAGCAAATGAAGACTCACCGGACGTATGGAAAGACTGGACAGTTACTGCAAACCACTACCTTGAAATCATAGACCTTTCGAGACAAACGACCATTGAGTCTATAGAGCTGGGCCTTCTCAAAGATTTACCTGGGCTGCATGAAATCTGGGCGCCAAACGTTTACCCATTTGAAGCAAGGCTAGAGGCGCTTGAAAAAAGAGTAAAAGAAAAATGGGGGGCAGAGATTACCGCTAAAAAACAAGGAGGGGCATCTGCCAAGGAAATAGAACGCCTAGAAAAGCAGATGAAAAATGACCTCGAACGCAAAACGGTGGATTATAAAATCCGTGAAGCGCAACGAACAACTGGCGGTGGTCAGACCCTTGAGGGAATAGGCGGTGAGTCGCTTCGACAAAGAAAGTTAGCAGTGCCTGACCCAGAAACGGGCAAAGCGACAATTCCAATTGAAGACAGAATAGATAAATACGGGATGGCCGCCGACCTGTACTCAACAGCAATGATCGGCATTCTTCGCCAAAAAAGAGACATTGCAACAGCAAGGATGTGGAAGCGGATTGCCAATTCGCCAGACATTATGTCTCACGTAGAAAAGCCTGGATGGGTGCTAGTAAAAAACACAGACGTTGATGGCACAATGAAGGTAAAAAAATATGGCAACTCGTTGCCAGAAAGATTTTATCTTCACCCAGACGTATACTGGGATCTCAAGGGAACTGGCCAGATGATGGATTGGTCAAAAAGGCTCCCCGTCCAAGTGCTTTCTCTTTGGAAGGGAATGAAGACCGCAATGTCTATTGGTTCGCATGTAACAAATGCGCTAACCAACACCCTTGTCCTTGGTCCAATGGCAGGCCTTTCTCCCTTGAATCCAAATGACGCTAAGTTTTTCGGGCAAGCTGCCAAAGAATTCTGGACAGGCGGAAGCAGCAAAAGCTACCAGCAGTTTGTTATTGACCAGGGCAGAGGGCCGACTGCACAGATTAACAAACTAGAAATGGTGGCCGACACCAAGAAGGCATACGGGGCGCTTTACACAGGTATTTCCGGCCAAAGCAAAAACGCCATGGATACCTTCATTAAAATATTTGAAATGACAGCTGACCCAGGCAACGAAAAAACCTGGAGTATAGTAAAAAAAGCCATTCCAAAAAAAGCACAGGCCCTGAAAGATCTCATCATTGATTACCCTGGTTTATTTTATCAAGCGGGCGACGATTTCTTTCGTTATGCGCTTTACCTAAAAAACACAGCCAAAGGAATGGGCAGCGTAGAAGCGGCACAGGTATCCAGAAAAGCCTTTGCGGCATACGAATCCATTGCACCAATGTTCCGCATAATGGCGACATCCATGCTCGGAAAACCATTCCTTGCGTTTGATGCGGCCATGATACCGCAGGTAACAAAATGGATCCGCGATAACCCTGTTCGAGCAAACATCTGGGTAGACTTGTATGAGTCAATGACAGATATAAATTTTGCGGCAAGCGAAATGACAGAAGAAAGGTGGGACGAATACCAAAGCAACTTACCCCGCTATGATGTCAATCGAATGGCTGGAATAAGAAAGCTATTCCCAACGCTTGGGCAGGACGCTCTTGGTCAAGAGCGATATTGGAACTGGCAGCGAATTGCTATTGGCTCAAGATTTTTCCCAGAAAAAGGCGAAGAAGGTTTTAGCCGGGCGCACGCTACCCGAGCGTTTGCAAGTGAAAGCCCATACGCTGCTGGCTTATATCTTGCGCTTGGTAACCGCGACATTAAGTTTAATAGATACTATGATCCGGCTGACCCAACAACCGATGCCGCAAAAAGCCAATGGGCGTGGCAAACTGCCTTACCGTCCATCGTCCCCGGCGGGTACGCCTGGAACCGAGTAAAAGACTCTGGGTTTCGCTTCTTTTCAAACAATGAGATCGGCAGGCCAAGGCGCGGAAGACTGACTGCAGAATCTCCTGCAGAAGCTCTTTTGTATTACTTCACAGGGCAACGGATTGCGACATATGACCCCATAGAGCGGGCGGGCCTAAAGAAAGAAGAGGAGAAGTTTGAAAACATATCAATCGAACGAAAAGGGCCTAAAGCCGTCTATGAGCGGGCAATCAAATCTTTTGTAAACGATACTCACAGGTTTATAAAAACCCGAGATCAGCTCAGGGGGTTTCTTGAGAAGATAGCGGAAGACCCCAAAGGCTTGGCCGCAATGAAACAAAACACCATTGACGATGAAGTCAAGGCCGCCATGGATGCGCGTGACAACGCCAGGCACAGCCGTTTTGCAAAAATCTCAATCCGGGCACAAGATCATAGAATGGGCCTTGACCCATCGAGCAGTCCCGCTGCCGTAAAAGCAGCTAACGATGCTACACTAAAAACACTGAACAACATGCTAAACAAAACCATGGCAACAACCCTGAATAGAAAAGGGAAGCTTTCTGATTTTGGAAAGTACTCAGATGTGCTTGAATTTATTAAAGCTCAAAAAAGAACAGAAGGCTGGAAAGGGGAGGCCAGGATAACGGTTTACAATAAAATTATTAAAAACCTAACCAAACTTGGTCGCCACAAAGAAGCAGCAGAATTTGTGAGAGACTACCTTCAATATCAAAAGCCTGACGCTTACCTTGAGACATGGCATACACTTGATAAGAACAAGAAGAGAAAAACCACATGGTATGAGATGAAATTAAGAGGTATAAGAAGTAGTCAGAGAAGAGCTATAAAGAAAAGAGCTGGAGTAAACTAATGGGTGTTAATACTTTCAAACATAAAGTTGCTTTTACGGCAAACGGTGACAAAGCGACGCTGCGCCTACCAGCAGCATACGACGTAATACAGATTCAGTTTCATCCAGCAGCGGGCCAGACCGCAGCGGCAGGGGACTTGATGCTCATCGAGGGCGTTGACGAAGACGACGAGACTATCGTCCTTCCGGGTGGTTCCGGCGCAGGCGGCGCTTTTCTGTTGAACGCAGATCAAGTTCTCCAGTTTAGCTGGAAGGGTCCAGCCGTAAAGCTTACCTACACCGAGGTTACTGCCGCACTAAACATGACCGTAAAAGTAAAAACGTTCATGGAAAACTCAGGCGATACCGACACGGGAAGTGGCTACCCTGCTGCGCTAACGGCTGCAGCTGGAAACCCAACAAGAACACTAAGGGGCTAACCAATGTCAAGACGCAGTGTAAACAGGAACTTTATCTCTAGTGCCGGTTCCGAAGCGGCAGAGAATCTTGCAGACGGAACCGTTAGTGGTGGTATTGACGTTTCTGGCGCTTTGTCTTTTGACGGTGCCACGGGTATTACTTCAATAGACACAGACATTAGCAGTGTATCAAGCTCTGACGACA